CATCTAAATCCACCTCTCTTTGAAAAGGACTTCAATATGCAACAGGTTGGTGTCACACTCCACCTCGATGAGGTTGACACCGGGTATAAGGGGGAACCCATCCACCACGTACCCCGCATTAGTCAGGTTGGTAACATCCACCCCAGTGGTACCGCCGAAAGACTGGGCCTCGTGCACGTAGTAGCCCTCCACCCACGAGAAGTGATAGACCTCATAGGTGGAAGAAGATGTGGGGTTGGTCACCCAGGGGGTGTCTATCACTGCCACCTTGGATGTGCCGGTGTAGCCGACGATGTGACGGTACTGGCCCGCCCCGGGGCCGCTAACGATTTTGACGATATGGCCTTTGTAGTAGTCGTCAACCGGTGAAGCGCTGATCGCAAGTTGCACGCTGTCGGCGGTGGCTGCTTGAACAGCGCCGGAGTGAAGGATGTTGGTGGGAACGAACAAAGCCTTCCGCTTCTCCGTGTCGAAAAGCAGCACTTCATTCTGCTTTACGGTCCCTGCATACTGTATCCTAAGCCCGGTAGCATGGTTGGTGATCTTGGGGTTTCTGGTGTGCTGGCCGCCCGAGGTCTTACCGTAGATCCAGATGAACGGATGGGTCTCGGCTCCGCCCTCGTTGTTGACGGTGATGATGTTGATCGGGCTCGTCAAGGGAGCGTTCCGCTCCACGCGCTTGTAATTCGTGGAGTACCAGTGGGGATCATCGGCCTGGAAAGTCACATCGAGTCTAAAGACTCTCCCCCCAAAATGGCCTCTCACGAAGTCGTGCTCGACCCCGGTGCAGTAGACCCGCATGAACTTGTTGGCTCCCTCGAAGCGCTTGAGCCACATTGGTTCTCGTTGGCTTAGAAGCTTGCTTCTCAGCTGAGCGGCATAGTCATCAGCCTCTTCTTTGCTCCAGCACTCGATGGTGCCAGACGCCCTCAAGGTGGCCGACTCCACCCTTTGAAGGTCGCGAAAAACGCGCCTTCCCTTCTTTCCTGGCACGACCACTCCTGGGATCTCCTTCCTCACAGCGTGACCGTCAATCGCCAGCGTACTGGGGAGCAAGATGGACTCTCCCAAGCCATCTTTCAAGATAAGCTCGATCTGCACGTTCTCACCTCTTTCACCGGGCCGAATGTAAGGAGGCTGCTCTCAGGCGAGCAGCCTCCACCAAGGGGGTTAAGCGTCATTTCTCCCGCCACGATTCGGCGGTAGTAGATTTTAGCCTTCTACTTGCTGCTCCTCTTCCTCCTCGCTGCTGGCCGACGGCAGACTAGTGACGTCTTCCCATTCATAGACAGGCTTCTCGGCCTTGACGTTCTCTTTCACACGGATAGTGAACTGCGGTGTGATGAAGTTGCGGTCCTGAGCGGTGTAGTTGGGCACGCGGCCTGTGGCATTCCAGAAGGTCCACTTGCGGTACCCAGTGATGCCGCTCGTGTCGTTGTTGCCCTCTTCATACTTGGCGACATACAGCTCGACGATCACGGGACTGGGCTCTTCTCCAAGCCTCGGAGCGCTGTATTTGTTATTCTCGTAGGTACCTCCGGCCAAGAGTGCGAGGGCTTCTCCGGGCAGGGTGGCATTCGTAAAGGAAAGCTCGACTCCGATCAGGGAGGCCGGCTCTTCGACAGTACTGAGCAAGCGGTCCCCACCTCGCAACTCTGTGCGCTGGCCCTCAATCCACTGGTGGTTGATGCCGCACTGCTGCGGAGTCTCGAAGCGAGCGGACTTACCGTCCTCCGTCTTTTCTAGCCCTGTCGAAGGATCAATCTCATAGACGATCATCAATTTGCAGCCGTAAAGGATGTCCATCTATCTTCTCAGCTCCTTTCTCATTACTTCCCAACGCATGGGATTCTGAACTCGACCATGCGAGTTATGGCGTTTAGGTCAGGGTCCTGGAAGTCCTGACCTGTGTGAACCCACTCAATCTCAAACATGTGACCTTCGCTCGTTGTCAGGATGGCGCCTGACAACAACTGCTTTATCTCCGCCACGGCCTTGTCGACCGCAACGAAGCTGCCGGGGGCGAAGTAAGGCCAGATGGTCAACTCGCGAAAGAACCCCCTATTGCTCAAAGGGGCTCTCATTTCTTCGCCAAGCTTGATGACACCGTAGGGCTTCTTAGTGTCCTTATTGGGGGCACCCGATTGATACCAAGACGTGATGGACTCGCAGTTTTGAACCAGGTATTGATAGAGGGCTGCCCTCATCCGGACATCACCCTTTTGGCATCTTCCAGGTAGTCAGCCACGAAACGCCTGACCGTGGGCAGGAGGATGGCGAATCGCCCTTGGTTGGCGAGTTCCAAGTACACGCCGTAGTCCACGGTATGGGCGACACGAGTGATCAAGGACTGGTCCCGCATGATGGAGTATCCAAAGAGGCCCTGGCGGGCGTTCCCGGTCCTGTCCTGCCACCTCTTGTTGGCTTTCGCATAGGCTTCCATTCTGGCCGCATACTGTTCGCTCAAAGCAAGCAGCGCCGCCTTTTGCCTGTCGGCCAAAGCCATGAGATTTCGGTTCACTTGATCTGCCCCGGGCAATCACACCACCTCCTCCACAACGCACTGATACGAGACGATCTCGCCCAGATAGCGAACGGGGTTCACCACTGCCACTCGGTGGTGGACCCTGCCAAACTCAAAGGTGTCGCCGGCCTGCACATCTGCATCCCATGGGCAAATCATCTCTCGGTTGTTCACCTGGAGTGTCCCGCCGTCCTTCACGATCTCTTTGGAGGAACTGTTTCCGAGGAAGAGCCGGAAAGTCTGGGGGATCAACTGTGTGTCTTCATCCGTCCATCCGCCTGCACCATCATCAACCCGCTGGCGCCTTGTAAGGACGATCTCGCATGGGTTGATGGCTATGGCCTTCAGAGTGAGTTCTCTTCGCTTCTGAAGGTCCATGTTACAGCACCTCTGGAGCGGCTATGCGCAGGATGCAGCTGCCCGTCTTTTTCTTCCCGAGCTCTTCCTGCTCACGTCGCTGGAAGTCCTCAGCCATCGTCTGTGCATGGGCAAGCCGATCCTTCAGTTGGACGTAGCGATACGTTTCCTGGCCCGTCCGGGTCTCCTCGATATCGCCCATCTCTTTCTGGATCATGGCTGCCTTGATGCTCCAACCAAGCGATGCCGCTCCGTAGATGGTTTCAGAGTCATCAAGCAACACCTCAAGCTCGGTGTCGGAGAAGCGGGTGTCATCTTGACTGCCGCCTGGCGGGATCTTCTCGTCCAGGTACAGCCTGAGCTTCACGATCGCCTCTTGTGTTGGGGTCATGTTATCACCCCTTCAAATGGTCATTGATCAACCTTGCCAGTTCTTTCTTGGTGGCACTGGCCTTGTACTTGATACCGTACTCATCGGCCATAGCTCTCAGCTGTTTAGCCGTGAAATCGTCTGGGCTGACAAAGCCGCTTGCGCCGGCGTTATCCCCCGAGGGAGTCTCCATCACCGCCACTTCGCTCTGGCCGGGGTCTTCCCCTATGCCGGCGAAGTGAGGACAGCGGAGATCCAGCTTCTTGCTCTCCTCCGTCCAACGCCTGGCCTCCAGCTCTGGATGGCACCTCATGGGAGGCATCATCCCTGGATCCGCTGTCGGGACCCAGGGATAATGCGCACAATCAATGCATCTCATGAGTTCACCGCCTAGAAGTCAGGCAGCGTGATCTCCTGGACGTTCTCGGGCAGAGCTGCGAACACGCCGCGGCGTGCACGGCCCACGATCTGAGCCTCGATCAAGCGAGAGAGATCAGGCATGGTCGCATCGATTCGGAGATCGTGCTTGATGAGCTCCTTGAACCCGCGCTTCGGGCGGATCAAGTATGCCTTGTCGTTCGCGACGCCGTTGTAAGTGACCTTCTTCTTCCCCACCTCGGCTTCCCAGCCGTCATAGGCAATGATTTGCTCAATGCCCGACAGCGGAGGATAGTCGGTGCCGCGGACGTAGAAGCTACCGAGGGCTTCCTGAACATGCTCCAGGCGCTCGCCAGCTACGAGCAGGATGGTACCAGGGCGCTTCTCCTTCCTGGCATCAGCCAATCCCTGCTTTAGGGTCTCGCGGAGGCTGAGGAGTTTGTGGTAGCCGGATGTGGCAGGATTGCCCTCAACATCCACAAGCACCGGATCGGTCTTGTTGGCATTGGCGTAGCTGTAGGTGATGATGGGACCGAGATGCAGGTGGTTCAGCAGAGCATTGTAGGCCTCGCCAAAGGCACGGTTGATCTCCTCCATATCGAATGTTCTGTTGTACTCAACCATGTCCTCGGTGTACTCGATACCCGCCGCATAGGTGACGATGCGGGCGATCGGGCCTTGTTCGGCTTGCAGGTGCCCGAAGCGGACTTCCTGGCCTTCAATGTGCTCAGCGAACACCACGACACCCCGCTGCGCCCATTTGGCCTCAAAGACCTCGGGGAAGTTGCTGTCTTCCAGGCGCTCGTAAATGGGCGTGAAGAGGACTGGGGTGGCCTCACGGCCAAGCTCCACATCGAGTACGACCTTCTCCATGAGCTCCTTTCGCACCGCGTCGGTGGTGATCATCTCACCCAGCGGACGGTTGAAGGAGAAGACCTCCATCTCACCGTTCACGATGCGCTTGATGGCGGCGTACTCCCTGTGGTTCAACGTAAAAGGCACCTTCTGTTCGAAAGTGCCTTGGCGTTTTGCATCCTTCAGGGTCTCAATGCTGATGACCTTAACAGCCATGTGCTTTCTCCTCCGTTCTTAGGGTTTTTCGCTTACTCGCCGCTGGCCATCAGGCCTGCATCTTTAAGAGCTTCGAGAAGCCCGATAAGCGCGGTCCTGATGGCGTCAATGTCGGCAGTGTCGGAGCAGGTGACATTGGCAGCCACTCTTCCGGCAACCTCATTGATAGCGCCAACCACATTGGTCTTCGCTGTGGTGGTCAGGTCCTGCAAGTCGCCAATCCCCGCTGCGGTCTCGGCAACCTCGTTGATGGCATCCACAAGGGTCTGGTTGTCGGTAGTATTGAGATCATTGAGATCACCGATCACCTGGAGCGCGGTCTCGTTGACGAACCCAGGCCACAGGACGAACCAGATCACGCCCTTGCTATCCTTGGCGTTTGTCACCACGCCGGCGAAAATGCCTGTGGTATCGGTTGTGAACCTCTTGTTCGTGTTG